ATAGTTTTTCGCTGGTGCGGGCTGACAACGGACAGCCGGTGTACGCTCTGGATTTTGACGCCAGCCTGGACGCGGATAGCTGGGCCTGGAGCTGGTCGGCGACCGTGCCTGCGAGTCAAATGAGCCTCGTTCGTTCATCGAATCTCGGAGAATTCGTCGAACTGATCGCAACAATCAACAGTCAGCCGCTCCGGCTGGTGGTTGAGCGACTCTCCCGCTCCCGGCAGTTCGGTAAGTCGACGCTGAAAATCAGCGGACGCGGACGGGCCGCATGGCTTGCGGACCCGCATAGTCCGGTGCAAACGGTGGTCAACACCGAAACCCGCACCGCTCAGCAACTCCTCAACGATGCGCTGATGGTGAATGGCGTACCCATTGGCTGGGCGGTCGATTGGCAACTGGAGGACTGGAGCGTGCCCGCTGGGCTGTGGAGCCACACCGGCAACTACATCAGCGCCGCGATCCGGCTCGCGGAAAGTGGCGGCGGCTATGTGCAGGCGGATGATGCGCTGCAAACGCTGCATATCCTGCCGTATTACCCGGTCGCGCCCTGGCTATGGGATGCGGAACCGCCGGATAATATCACGCTCCCGGAGGATGTCTGCACCACGGAAGAGATTGAGTGGCAAGACAAGCCGGTTTACAACGCGGTCTATGTGACCGGCGGGCAGGGCGGACGGCAGGACAAGATCAAGCGCACCGGCACGGCGGGCGATGTGTACGCGCCCACGGTGGTCGATCCGCTGGCGACCGATACGGTCATGACACGCCAGCGCGGCCTGCGGGTGATCGCCGACACCGGGCGGCAGGTGCATGTCAGTCTGAAACTGCCGGTACTGGCGGCGACCGGGATCATCAAACCCGGTAATTTGATTCAGTACACCGAGCAGGGCGAAACCCATATCGGGCTATCCCGCGCGGTCAGCCTGCATTATGAATTCCCGAAGGTCCGACAGACGATAAGGATCGAAACCCATGAGCTGGAATCCGTATAAGCGTTTAACGCAATTGATCGCCGGTCCGCCCCTGGATGTGGGCGAGGTATTGAGCGTCGAAGGGGACGGGGTGCGGGTGCAACTGGCCAGCGGGGCGCAGATCCGCGCGCGGGGCGCGGGCACGGTGGGAACGTGGGTCTATGTGCGCGGCGGAGTGATCGAGGGACCGGCGCCGAGTTTGAGCGGGGTGGAGATTGAGGTTTGACGCGGGTCAACTTTACCACCGGTCACGAACGACAGCCGGGCCTTTCCGGCCAATAGCTTCCCCTATCTCCTTCCAGCGATCATCTCTTGGCGTCAAGATACTTTTTATCCAGAGAAACCACAAATAGACTTTCGTCATTGCGTCGTAGTCGGGTTTGTCGTTGTCCTGCATTGCGATACCTCCGAAAAAATAACGGGCACTTTCACAAGCCGCTTGCACCTCCGGCAGCGGGCGGCGCTTTGCTTAGGCAACACGATCCGGCTATGAATCGCATCACCGTAGTAAAGCGGCGATCCACAATGGCAGGTGACCGCAACCACTTGGCCAGCGTCATCATAATCCCAAATCCCATGCACGGGGACATGCTGAACGGCATCATCGGGCATGATCCGGTACCTCGTGGCGGAACACGGCTTCTAAGTAGCTCATGGTGTTGGGGTGGGCGGGCCAGGGCGCTTTGCCGACCGGATAGACCCCTGGGCCAAGTCCGTAGTCATCCGCGCGCGCGTACTCGTCGCAAATATCGGCTTTGGGATGATTCGGCGATAAAACAAACCGTTCGCCAATCACATCGGGATGCGCGCCAGCCCCTGCCCGGTAGGCTTCGCCGTGTGCCCGGTTCATTTCGGTGCGGAACACCCGGCGGGCATTGGCGTAGGGATTGCCCGGACCGGTCAACAGCAGTTCGGCAATCGTTTTACCGGCTGTATCGATCTTGTCGAGTCCGAGCTGCTGTTGAATTTCGCGGGGAATCTCCTGACCCAGCGCGAGAAACTCCGCAGCAGCCCGGCTGGCGTCACGACCCATGACAACGTTCCGGCGCAGCACATCGGCAATGCGCTCTTTCGCGCCTCGATCCAACCGCCAGAGACGATCCGACAGCCGGAGGCCATCGGCGGCGGTGAACTGGTTGACGAAGCGGGCGGCGGCATCGGCCAGCAACGGCAACGGCAACGCGGAAGGAAGGATACCGCCAGACGCGCCCCAAGGCCGTGCACCCAGTTGCGCTGATTGCGACAGGTGCTGTTGCAATAAATCCCGTTGCGCGGCGCTCAGGCCATCCAGCCGGGCAATCGCTTGACGCAGATAGGCGTTGAGCACCTCGACCCGCAAATGACCCTGGTCATCCCCATAGGCGCGTAGATCCCGCTGCAACTGGGCAATCACCTGTTCATAAAGCTGGCGCAATTGCGCGGCGGAATCATCGTCCAGTGTGTCCATTTGCGCGCGGGCTTGCGCCGATGCGCGGGCAATGGCGTCGGACGCGGCGCTCATAGCAACGGTTCCTGCACGGTTTCCCGCACGGGGAAATAATCGCTGCGGAGTGGTTCCTCGGTGGGTAGATCAAAATCCACCAGGCCGCCCAGCTTGCGCCGGTAGCGCCAGCAGCACAGTTCCAGCGTGAATTTCTCCAGCGGGCTAAGCGGCGCTTTCGGTTCATTCTCCAGACGCCAGCGCAGGGTCTTGATGGTCACCGCGCCATAGCCCCAGTCCGGTATATGGACGTACTGGCGCAACGCCGCAACCTTGGCGCGTTCCCGTTTGGTCATGGCGCGCCCCCATTGCTGATAGTCGTCGCGCTTTCGCCTTTCGGGGCATTATTTGGGGTGATGCTGACCCGTGGCGTACCACCGCTAGTGGTGATGGCGTTAGGGAGTGGGTAGGGGTCGCCGCGTTCGAGTTGCGCATCGACTGCGGTTTGCACGACGTTGGGGTCAAGCCCTGCCGTATCCCAGCACAACGGCGGCGGCACACCCAAGGCTTGGTACTTCAAGGCGCGGTCGGCGGCTTGGTTCGGGGTTTCCGTGCGGCGTTCGATGAAGCGGATGTAGAACGGTTCCGCGTTCGGGTTCAACCCGGCTAGCAGCAGCTCCAGGCGGAAGCCCTGTTCATAGACCCATGAGAGAGTATCCTGCAAGGCGTCGATTTCTTCGTAGTAATCGCGCTTGAGGTCTTCCAATATGTCACGGCTCAACCCGTCGGCGAAACCGAACAGCCCCTTGGGGGCGGGCGCTCCGGCAAAGAAGGTATCGAGCAAATGAGCTACGTCGGCGATTTGATCGAGATTGGCGTCACCTTGCAGCGCCGTGACCCCGCCTTTTTTGTTCAGATAGAAATCCGTGCAAATCGAATCCACGCCCTGCTCGAATTCGACGGTGCTCTTGTACGCGGCCAATTGCTCAGGGGTCGCCCCTTCCAGCACATGGGCGAAGCGCAGCGGCGCACGCTGGCGGCGGCGGATGACCAGGTCTTGTTCGGTCATGGTCAACATCCGCCAGGCCGCGCGGGTGGCATCGAGATAGGGACGGCCCAACGCGCCGTGATCGTCCAGGCTGTCGGGCGACAGGCGTTCCAGGGTCAGTTGCCACAACGGGAACGTCGCAATCTGGCGGCTAAGGGCGAGGTCGTATTGAGCATATGCCTTGCCCGGGTCGACAAATCGCCCGGAGTCGTCGACCAAGGGTTGCAAGCTCTCGGTGGGCATCCGCAGCCCGGCGATCACCTGCCCGGCGTCATTGATGACCCATTGCATCGGCAAGTTGCCCTCCATGACCAGTCCCCGGCAATCGCTTTCCAGCTTGGTTTGCCGGTCCAGGCCCAGCCGGGACTCGAACGCGATCCATAGCCGTTGCAGCCGGGCATTCTCCGCGCCTTTGCCTTCCAGGCGCAGGCCGCCCTTGGTCGCGGTACGGGCCATTCGGCCATGAATCTTCTTGATACGTGGATCGAGGCGATCCATGCGGCGGATGTCGAGAATGACGGCGCGCAACTCGAAATCCGGCTGCATTTGCCGGTAGAGATAGCGCAGGGCGTTTTCATCGGTCGTTCGCCGACCGGACTCGGTGCCCGCGCGACGGGGCAAGCCCGGCCAGGCGACGGTGGGCAATAACTCACGCAAGCGGGTCATGATCGACATTGGCGGTCTCCAGTTCGATGAGTTTGTCGATGTAATGCCGCGCCTTTCGGAGATCGTCTATGCCGCCCTTGGCGCGCCAACGAGTCACGTATTTCACGACGTTGCCCTCGAAGAAGCCCAGCCCATGCGCGGCGATATAATCCCACGGCTGGATGGACGCCTTACGGTAGTGCTGGCCGCCGATTTGCTGTTCATTGGCGCTCATACCGTCACCTCCCAGCCCTGGCGGAAGGGCCAAAACTCGCCTTCGTCTTGTTCGAACGCACCTGGATGGTACGCCGCGCAGTCGTTTGCCTCGGGGAAATCCCGCTGATGGAGGGCGCAGCTATACAGGTATTCATGCGGTCCGGTTTGTTCCCGCCGGGCATGGCGGCATTCGTGGCAGGTCTTTTCAGATGGTTCGATCATGAGCGCCAATCCGGTGGGGTTTCCAGCCGTTGGCGAATACCACAGGCTGGACAATGCAGGTGAAGTAAATGCCGTGCGTCGCGCAGATCATCGAAATCCTCGATCAGCCATGCGCAGCCGCAGCTACGGCATTGGAAATGGTTGACGACCTTCTGGGTCATCACGGTAACGCGATTTTGCCGCAATATATCGTCGTTCATGACGCCCATAACTCATGCCGGGGACGGGAACGAGTGAGAATCGCGGTGGGCGCGCTGGCCTGGCCCCGGGTTTCCAGCGCCCAAACGGCGGCCATGCTGGCGTCGAACAGGTCATCGCCGATTTTGCTATCGGCCATCTTGTAGCTGGCGTAACTCGCTTTGGTGGGCAGGGGTTTGATGTTGCCCAGTTGGCGAATCAACAACCGTTGATCCGCGCTGGCCGGGTCGGTCAATTCGGCGTCGGAATCGCCCAGCATCGGCAATACGGCGGCGTCGTTGTGGAACACGGCCCGCAACGCGGTGGCCATGCTGTGCTTGGTCATGCCCTCGAAGCGCAGCGGTGCAAACGGCCACTCGGGCCAGGTGCTGGCGGTGCTTTCACCCTCGCCGATGGTGCGCCGATCCACATCGGTCAGGCCATCCGCGTACAGCTCATCATTGAGCTGCGAGAGCATCCCGACGCCGTAGGCGTCGCCAATCGCGTAGTCCGGGCGGAAATAGTCCCAGAATCCCTTGAGGGAGCGCTTGACCACTTGGTCATCTGTTCCTGGTGGCCAGGTCTTGGCGAAGATAAAGGCAGTAAAACTGCTGATCCGTTCGACGACGATAAAGGCGTGCTTTGAGGATTCCGGGGTTTCGCCGTGGCCGCTGGCGTCGTAGCCGAAGGCGATCAAACCGCGACGTTTATAGCGCTGGCCGGGCAACGGTTCCGCCAGTTCGATTTTGGCGCTCAGGCCGGTGGCCATCGCCTGACGAATCTTGCTTTCCCAAATCAGGTTTCGGCTGCTGACGTTCTTGCACAGCAGTTGCCGGAGGTATTCATCCGGCGACAACTGGGTTTGCATCAGCGTAATGAACGCTTCGTTGATGATGCCCAGTTCGATACCGAGGTAGGCGTCCACCGGTGGCAGGACGTGGTATTCCCCGGATTCGACCATGCCGGAGAGGGTGTCCGCACCTTTATAAACCCCGGTGATGCGGATCTGCGGGTCATTTTTGCTGGCTTTGCTGGCGCCCAAACGACGGGTTGAACCGAGCATCAACAGGAAGCGGGAATACAGCCGATCCTTGGGCATGTCGTCCACTTCTTCGAGGCTGGCGGTCGTGAGGTCGCCGCCGTCCACTTGGGCCATGATGCCGTAGGCACGGGCCACTGAACGGTTATTGAATTGGTAATAGGTGTCGGCCAGTTGCACGCGCCCCGACTTGCAGGCCAGCCAGGCAGTGAGGATGGGGGAGCGGCGAATGGCGTCGAGGTGATAGCCGAGGTTGACCAGGCTTTGCGCTTCGCGGGGTGCGACAATGCCCTCTTCCTGGTCATTGTGGATGGCGTTGTGCATGAGCAAATACAGTTCCTTGTACGCCGTTTTGCCGGTACGGCGGCAACTGAAATCAATCGTGCGGACGTAGCGATCCATTTCCAGGCACTTGAGAATTTGCATCGAATCGAGTTCGACGTTATGCACGTGTTTGTGCCACAGCGCATGATCATGGGCGTAGCGCATCACCTCGACCTCGGCAAGGTTCTGCATCTTAATGCGTTGTTTAGCACTGATGCGGTCGGCCATTAAGCGACCTCAAGATCAAACAGTATTTGTCTCTGGGCGGCTTCGATGCGCTTGCACGCGATGGCGAAATAGTCGGGGTCTATTTCGATGCCAATGAATTTACGTCCGCTAGTAACACACGCAACGCCGGTTGTCCCGCTACCCATGTAGGGGTCAAGAACGGTTTTACTGAGACCAATCCGCGCGGTTTCCAAACACCAACGCATCAACTCAACGGGTTTTTGTGAGGGGTGAGAACGGTAAGATTCAAATCCATCCTTTCCTGAACGAGTTGCGCCCTTCCAAAAGTGCCGATAGATGCAACGTGAATTTTTGCGGTTTGTCCAAGCGAACTCTGCATCCACAAAGGAATCGGCTGGCCCTTGTCCGCAACTTTTGTCCCAACAGAGAAAACGGCCTCCATCGGGAAGCCGCGTTTTGAAATGATCGGCCCCCCAGAGAAGCAATGCTTTGCGGTGGCTCCCGATCCCGCATAAATCGATCCAGGGCGCAGGATCGAACAGTTGATCATCACCATGAATGGGTTTGGTGTTGACGGGTGCTTTTATTCCTCTTCCGAGACCGGAATGTTGATAACCAATTCCATAAGGCGGGTCACTCACGACCGCGTCAACATCGCCTAGCTTGTGCAGAATTGATAAACAATCCCCACAATACAGCGTGGCATCGCCGATGATGACCGGTTTCATTCCTGTGGCCCTTCAATCTCCGCCAATACTTCCTTTACTGCGGCAATCATCGCGCGGGCATCGGCGGGCGTGAGGTGCATGAGGGGATGGCCCAGGATTTCAACCAGGCTGCCCGCCTGCCGCACCAGCAATTCGGTTTGCGCCTGATTGCCGCTCGCACAGGGAATATAAACGGGCCGGGTTTCGCTCATGATTCATCCTCTTGCTGATGCTCAATCAACACCGGGTCGCGTTTCTGCCGTTCCCGGCTGCGCTCTACGAGACCGGCTAACTGCTCCAGCGCCATGGTTTGCCGCTCGGCAAAGCCGCTTAAATCCTCGCCCTGCCTCTCTTTCTGATCCAAAAATCCCTTGATGACTTCATCTTCTTCCTGGGCCTTCTGGGTCATGCCCAATTGCCCCAGAATCGTGCTGTTGCGGCTCAGAAGCTCATAGAGGGGCTTGAGCAATGGATGAGCGGAAATATCCTCGATCTGTCGCATCCGCCCTTCGCTGTCTTCGTACTGGGCCAGATGAAAGCCGCCCTCTTTATCGCTGTACCACTGCGGTGAGCGCACTTCGATCCCGGTGTTGATGATCGCCAGGATCATGTCGTTGATGAGCGCCTGGGTGTTGGATTGCAGATCGGCCTGCAATTCGGTTAGCAATGCTGGGTCACGGGTTTGGAAAGCAATCTTGTGCTTGAGAAACAGTTCCATGCGGGTCACACACGCGCCATGCTCCCAGTCACCGCAGCCGTTATGCAGCCATTGGCACGAGCGGCAATGGGGATAGCTACCGGGTTTAGCCGGGTAGTACGTCGCGACTTTGGCCGATAGCCCGTGTTTCATGCCGTTGAAGCGGGTGCGTAAGCGCGCCTCGGCATTGGGGTGGCCGATCAGGTTCTGAGCGACCTTGGCTTTGCCTTCTGGGGTCTTGGGGCCACGCTTGGCCGGCGTCCAGTCCTTTAAGAGCTGCCATTCCCACTCGGCTTGTTCGGCGTCCTCCCCGCATTGCGGACAGGCGGCGAAATAGCGCCAGGGATGCCAGTCTTGTTCCGGGGCATCGACGATCTTTGCCGGTTCCGCCGTGAATTCGTGCGGACAGGACAGGCAGCGGAAACTGACCGTTGTCTTGGGTTTTCGCCGTGGATTAGGCATGGCGCCGGGCTTTCGCGCGGCGCGGCAGAACCGCCGCCGGGATCAAACGGGTAAGGGTTGCGGTTCCTTGAGAGGTCGGGCTGGGGAGCCAAATGACGTAAAGGGTTAGGTGAATACCTAACCCTTTTTTCTTGCCTGTTGTTCAGTAAGCGTTTACCCCCTTTTCCTGGTTCCCTTCTACGGAGAGGGAGCCAAACAATCCATTGCTTTGTAAGATTCTCTCTATCGTTGCAGGGATGGCTTGGGTGGTAGAGCTGAACGGCGACCCATCTATTAGCGATACATCGCAGCAATCCGCCGGGTCACTATCAAGCCATCAAACGCGATAATTTGCATTGCATGCGGATGTTAGATAGTGTAGTCATGAGATAAGATATGTGAGAGGATCGGCAGGCCAGAGAAGGAGGCCTGCATGAAATACTCGAAACCTGCCCATTGCCGCCACGACATATCGGATGAGACATGGGCATTGCTGG